TATAGCTTTTAACTTTTCTTATAGATATCTTCTAAAGATTTTTTCATTTGATTGATTGAACCCAGATATCCAGATCTACGGGGAAGCTTACTTCCTCTGCCAACAACCGTTTTGGCGCTCTCAAGTTTTTGAATTGTTTTTATATAAAACTCTTCAATGGTTTCATCCAGTTCTGTCATGGTTAGTATATGATCTCGTTTGATAATAAACATATTTTCAAATGTTGCTGAGATCCATTCTTTCAATGCAAAACCACTAACTTCAATTTGACCTTTCTTTTGTTTTGCTGTTTCTACAGCTAGGGGTTTATCCAAAATCACTTTATCTTCATCTGGAAGATAGCAAACTTTTGCTACTATTTCTTCACCAGATACTAATTTGATTGTGGCATAAAATTCTTCTTCCATATTAGTTTGCTCTAAGATTTACTTTTATAACCTCATACTTAAAGTTTTCTTCATTGTAAATATTAACCCTTTCATTTAGATGCTTCAGAGTGTAATTTTGTCCTCCTATATCATCAGCAATGTCGTATAAAGTTGCGATGTCTTTTCCTTCACCCTTACGCAATACACGTCCAATAGATTGTAAATTTCTGATACGCGATTTACTTGGAGAGGCGAATATAATGTTGTGTAATCGTTTGATATTGATGCCAGTAGAGAAGGTGCCGTATGAAGCAATGATTACAGCATTGTTTTCACTTTCGGTAATTTGTCTGACTTCTTCTCTATCTTCAACATCAGTCCCACCATGAACAAAAAATGTTTTTCTTGTGGGATCAATGCTGTTATTTATTAGATCAAAAAGTGGTTCCCCATGCTTCTCAACATAGTTGAACAACACAAGAGTATTACCTTCTATATCTCTCACAAGGTTTTTGATTAGATTATTTCTTCCACGATGATTTACAAGGTAGTCAATTTCTTCATGATAACTTTCAAAGTATTGCGGAGCATGTTTGCAAAGTAAAACTTTGATCCTAAATTTACTTAGGTGCCCTTCACGTATCAAATCATCTGTTTTTGTTACACGCTCACAATCTCCAAATAAACCTTCTAATACCCACTTATGTGTTTTACTACCATCAAGAGTTCCAGTAAATCCAAATCTATATTTTGCATTATGAAGCTTTGTCATAATACCTGTGAGTGACTTAGACTTAAACAAGTGCGCTTCATCACCAATCACACAATCAAAATCATCGAAGTATCTTTTAGGAAACTTGTAGATTGATTGCCAAGTAGAAATGATGATTGGTTTATCAGTATTCTTATCCTTACCAGAGTAAATCTTATGAACATGATCATCAGCATTCCAACCATAGTCCTTAAAGTCATTAACCATTTGTTCTACGAGGGACGTAGTAGGGACGATGATGAGCGTTTGCTTGTTGGTAGCAGTATAGTATCTGACGAGGGAATAGATCATCAAAGACTTTCCAGAACCCGTAGGAGAAAGAAGTAACTTACGATTATTCTTTATCGCTTCATAGACAGCAGTGTATTGATATTCTCTTGGAGTAATTCCCTCTCGGGTGATCTTATCCATAAAGGTTTTAATGCCAGCAAGAGAAACAAAGTCGTTAGTTTCTTCAACTTCTCCATACCAATCATTCTTTTCGTACTGTATAGTGTATTGACGCTCCTCTGCCCACACTTGTAAGTGCTTCATCAAACCACCGTATAGTTCTCCAGTTCCAGGAGAATACAAACGAATAGTTCCATCCCAGTATTTGTAACGAGGATTTTTCTTCAGGAACTTTGCTTCTGGAACCTCAAAAGTAAAATAGTCCGAAAGCTCCATATGAACATGGGGCTCTGCGGACTGAATGGTTACATATACTTCGTTCTTTTTCTTAACAGAAAGGAGTGTCATCATTGTCCATTGATAAATTTCTCCCACTCAATGGCACTCTTGATCTGAAACCCTCTGTTTGAAATCTGCTTCATGACCTGATCTAACCAGTATAACATCTGGTCCAGATACTTGATCTTTGCCTCAATATTGATGATGTCATCATCACTCTCAAGGTATGTTTTCATTTTCTCGGAAGTTTGAATTCTTCCGCCAAATGGTTTTTCTGCATAAACGCGAGCATCAGCTTCTCCTGAATAGTACTCACGTTTTTCTTTTACAAGCTTTCTAATTTCAAATTCCAGAGAAGTTTTGATCTGGGAAATGTCAGTGTAGTGGTGTAAGTATTTATTGTGTTGGAAAGGGATGTCTAACGCAAGTTGTCCAAGATCTGTGCTATACTGTTTGTTCTTGAACTGAAAATCTACTGCGCTATCCTCTGCCCATTCTTCTCTGAGTTTTTCAAATTTATTACGAAGAGTTTCAAAATTCATAGAGGTCTCATGTTCTTATTCAAGATAAAAAATCGCTGATGTTTGAATGTAACTTCAGCAGTAATATATTCTACATCTGTCATTGTAGCATTGAATTCTAGACCAGACAATGACACTGGAAAAATATTTTCAAACGATACAATAAATGCTGGGTTGTACTGAGAAGTTACAATGTGTAGTTGAGCATTGCTGTATTCTTCTTGTGGTGGAGTATCTGCATCATCATCTGCTCTGCCGTTCTGACGCATCCACTGATGAATTGAGTAATAATTTTTTAGATCTTCATCAACAATAAATTGAACGGTAAAATCCCCGAAGGTGACACCACCTCCAGGGATGATAGGTAGGTTGCGAAATCTTGTTGGAAACTCCGTGGTGGGCATGGTAATATCGGGAACATTTGCTCTTTGACAAAAGAAATCTGTTCCTTCAAATTTATCCAACTTCAAAAGGTAACCAATAGGATTTAGAAAATTTCTATTCTTTGGTTGCTCCTTATACCATTTCGCAGACATGCCAACTTCCCAAGCTACTACTTATTTATCCTTGAGTAGTTCCTCTATTCTGTGACGCATGTTAGTGCTCTCCTGTTTCATGTAATCTCTCAAAGAATATCCACGTTTTCCTTTGAGAATACATGTTCCTTGATAGAACATGGTCGAAGCAAACACTAACAGTAAAACTATTCCTATTATTTCAGGGTAATGTTGAGCCATGGTAGTATGGGTGGAATGACACCAATAAGTCTTAGAAGTCCTTCAGCAAATAAAGAAAGAACCACCCATCCAACGCACATAGAAATAATGGAAGCATTTCGATTGTGCTGTCGTATAGCAGCATCAATCATTTCCTGACATTCTTTTTGTGTAATCATTTGTTCTGATGATACATTCTTCATCTTGTGTCTCCCATTGTGGTTCATACATCGGGCATGGTTCTTCCATCAGAATGTCATTCCTTACCCTAGCAATTCTTTTATAAAGTTTTTCTAAGTCCATTCTTCTTCTTCATCTTCATCCCATACAATATATGGTCCATGCTGCATTCTTTCCAACTCTTTAGTTTTTGTCGCAAAGGAAGCAGTCTCTCCTATCCATAATGCCATTTTCATAACTATAAAAATCACCGCTAATGGCGAAAGACATAGTAATAGTAAAATGGAAGATTGGTTCATATGTGATATTCGTTTATAAAATCAATAAGTTTATTGAGTGTATCTTGTGATCCTTCAGTCCATTCTCTAGATCTTAGAGATTGGTTATCATGAAGATCTTTCTTCATTTTATAAACTTTTGAAAGTATGTCAACCTTCGTCAAACGACCTCTTGGCATAACGTAATAAAATTGCTATTTACTATTTACAAAAAAAGGGACCCTTTTGGGGTCCCTTTGTGTTGATTTGTGAATGGATCACATGAGGTTCTTAACAAGTACTCTTCTGTAGTACTGGTTGCGGTTTGCAGTGAGAGCTTCCGCATCTGGTGTTCCGTTTGATTGAACAACGAATGGGTTAGCAACCATGCCGTAACGGGTCTTGAATCCGATCTTAGGCTGGAAGGTTCCAGGATCAATCGAACGTAGCATCTGGAGGGGAACATATGGGCAGTAGAATAGTCCTGCGTCATATGGTGAAGAACCCTTATAACCAGCAACATAGAAGTGATTGCTGGAAACGTTTGCCGAATAAGGATCAACGTAAACTCTGATACGACCGTTCATGGTTCCTACGAGGAGGTTACCAGTGTCATCAACTTCGCCAATCTTAGGACCACCAGCACCTGATAGACCTGAAGAGTAGTCGAGAGTTCCGCTCATTGCGAGAGCAGAAGCAACGTCAGCTGAAGTGATGATGAAGTTGCCCTTTCCTCTACGAGTTTGCTGAGCGATTGCGTTTGCATCACGCTCAACTTGGAACATTAGACCCTTGAACTTCTCAACGGACCAACGACCGTTTGAATCAACGTCGAGGTCGAAGATACCAGCGTTAGCAACGTTGTTCTGAGCACCAGGCTTAGCAACGTAGTAAACGGTACGAACAACTTCGCGGTTGATCTCAGCGAGAATCTCGCTTGAGAGTAGGTTAGCGAGCTCTTGCTCGGCGTCAAGACCGTGGATTGCCTTGAGGTCTTGTGCCAACTCTAGGGTGTATTCTGCCTTGAGTGCTCTGGTTTGTGCTGTAACAGCAGTCTTCTCGATGCTGAAGCTCATCTCGTTGAATAGGGTTTGACCCGATCCAAGAGTTTCTGCAGCGTTACGAGCTAGAGGCTTAACACCGCGCTCATATGTGCCGCTGTCGTTGAGTAGACCAGGGTTAGCTGCGGTAGTACCACCGTCGCCAAGTGGGTTTACGTCATCGGTGCCAAGTGGGTTGTTGTCATAAACACCAGGACCAGCAGAAGATGCTGAGAAGTTCGAATCTGGTTCATTGTAAAGTGCTTCACGACCAGTACGTAGTCCAGTGTCATCAACAGCTTGATAGTGTGACTTCATTGCGAAGATGAGTCCAGTAGGACCGCTCATTGGCTGAACGCCACAGATGTCATAAGCAACGAGGTTAGGCATTGCACGACGGATTAGGGAGATCATAACAGGATCGAAACCTGCGAGACCACCAGTTTTGGTATCTAGACCACTACCAGATAGTGCGTTGGTGCCGATAGCGCCTACACTATTGATTGTTTCTGAGATCATACCACGCTCTTCGCGGATAGACTTCTCGGTATTTTCTAACAGAACAGCGGTAACAGCCTTTCTATAATTGTCATTGATTGCGCCAGCGCCCTCATGACCTAGAACAGGTGCCCACTTTTCGGTTAGAGCTTGTGCGTTAAACATTTGCTTGCTCCGTTTGGAAAAATAGGGGGGTTAATTATTTGGACCAGCGGTTGAGTGCTTGGAGATATGCCGCCATAGTTGGTGATACATCTTCCATACCCTCTACTGGTGTCTCGTCGGTAACTTCACTTCTGGTTACAGATGATTCTTTGAAGTATGACTCCTTAATGGTTTTAACCTTTCTGGAGAATTCTTCTTCCGAAACAAACTCTAGACCTTCAGCAAGTGCGGCGAGTTTCTCTTTCTGAGTATCTGCAAGTCCTTCTGAAACAGTGTTCAGAACATTGAGTTTGGCAGTCTCATTAAGACGATTTTGTAGTTTCACGTTGGCCTTAACCTGTTCGTTGAGGCGCTCTTCCATTTCACGAATCTGATCAGCCATACCTTCTACCACATCGATTTTCTCGTCTGGGATAGCGATATAGTGCTCTTCAAAGAGACCCTTGAGACCTGCGATGAAGTCTTCAGTGATCTCATTTCTGATACCACGGTCGATGGCTACTTGGTTCTCTTCCATCCATTGACCGATGGCGTAGGTCACAGTGCCATTAACTTCTTCAGCAAGCTCATTTCTGATCTCTTCTACTTGCTTCTCTAGTTCAGTGGCAAAGTGCTCTACAAGTCTGTCATACTCTTCAGAGATTTTTGCCTTTACCGCAGATTCAAAGATTGTCTTTGCTTTCTCGGCAAACTCTTCTGAGAGTTCTGTTCCCTCTAGGAGGGCGTTTACGTCGTCAGTCATATCAATCTCAAATCCTGCATGGATTGGATACTTGACTGCGCCGCCCATCTTGGTGCCGTATGCTACTTCCGCACCAACACGGGGTTGGGTTCCCTGGTCACCAGCATCTTTCTTGGATGCTAGTTGTGGATCACCAGAAATTTGAGAGATAGGTGCTGCTGCCTTAGCACCAGGGTTCTCTTCGCCTTCTTCATCGTCGTCATGAAGAGGACCTGAAGTTGAACCACCTAAATCTGCTGCTGCCTTTTGACCAGGAGCAACTGATGGTGAGACAGTTGGCATAGGATCTCTTCCGCCAGATCTTGCAGTCTGTACGTCAGAAACCTGGGAAGGATCGCTGCCTGTTCCAGGAATAACCGAAGCGGTAACGGTTGGCATAGGATCCTTGCCGCCAGCTTCCATAATATTTTGTTCAGCAACAAACGCTCCAAACTTTTCGTTTAGCATATCTGACATTTGAGTTTACCTCTATTTCCGTATAATTAATCTAAATTTATTTATGAAATCATAAATTTGAGAGGAAATGCTCAAATACCTTGAGCGTTCTTGCCTCTAAATTTTGACGAGTTGCCTCGTCAATATATTTACGGTATTTATCAACTTTTGCTTCCTTGAGAATACCGTTCTCCCAAACCCACTCCTTTCCTTCCATGATGCCGTTTACAAAAGCATCTGGTGCGGAAGGATCTGCTACGATATCAGCAGCAGTTGTAAGCATGAAGTCATCACGAACAATCGCAACATCTTCGCGCTTATCAATGCTTCCCATACCACGAGATGAAACACCAAGTTGAACTCCCTCTTCGAGAAGTGAGCGAGCAATGTTACCCATTGGTGTATCTAGAATCTGTGCCTTGCCGTAAAAGTTATGACCCTCAGCGCGGAGATCTGTGATTCTATGTGATACTCTATCGAGATTTACAGTAGGACCATCTGGGTGACCGAGTTCTCCAAGAGCTCTTTTAGTCTTTACATATTCTTCGTTGTATCTCTCAACCTCGCGGTTGAGAACATCAAACGGATACATACGACCGTTGCGGTTCTTGAGTTCTGACTGAAGAAAAACTCCTTCAATGTAAAGAAGTTTCTTTCCGTTCTTTTCTTCTGTGAGAACTTTTACGTCCTCAATCTGTTCCGTTATCAGTTTCATCGGTCTCGGTTTCGGTTGGTTCGTCAAAGAATGTGTTTGCTACAACTTGCTTATACTGTGCCATAGCATCTGATGCTTTGGCAAAGAGCATGTCATGAATAGTATCAATAGCAGATGCTCTATCACTATCCATAATTTTGCCCACAATATCAACAGCACCTAGTTGTGTGTTATCAGAATTTTCTGTCATGATAATATAACAATATATTTTATTTAGACTTTGGCGCAGGTTTAGGTTGCGATTTCATCTTTTGCATCTCTCTATCCAAGTTTGCATCAGCAGATTGTGCTTCTCTTGCTGCAGCATCTTGTGCTTGAATGTTTGAAATTTCTGGTCCAAATGCACTATTTTGTTGTTGCATTGTATCCATCATATTAACTTCTTTTGGATCTGGAACAAGACCAGCTCCAATCTCACTCTTCATTTGCTTATCAATTTCTATATAAGTCTTATCAGTTTGATGCAGAACTTGTCTGCGGATATACTCAACAGAGAAATACTTACCAGCAAATGGATCCATCTGAGTAACAATACCAACACGTTGAGTCATCATTTCAATTTCTTTCAGTTCATTGAAATGATTATCAAAAAGAAAGTCATATTGGATATGCTCTTTCATGTCATCCCAATCTTCAGGTGAGATAACACCTTTCAAGATTAGTTGCGTCTTCAGCATGTCTTGGAACATCTCGCTGAAACGTTTGCGGAGACGACCAATGAACTTAGTAAATTTCAGTTCATCTCTAAGAACCTCTGTGGTTTTACCAAGATTAAACCCTTTGTTGTCATCCGTAAGGCGGGAAGGTGGTAGGTTGAGTGAGTTGTAAAGTTTCTTTTTGAAATACTCAACATCCTTGAGTTCACCAAGGTTCTGACCGCCTGGGAGTGTAGTGATCTCAGTTCCTCTACCGCCCTCACGGCGAGGTAACCAGAAATCCTCAAGCATTGACATATGCTTTTTATCATCACGCATCTCTCCAGTATTAGCATCATAAACAAGCTTGTTTCTGTAACGAGACATTACATCACGAAGGTATTGTTCCGCTTTTACTTTTGGAAGATTGCCAACATCAATGTAGAAAATTCTGCGTTCTGGAGCACGAGATAATCTGTAGATAACAAGACTGTCTTCAATCATGCGAAGTTGATTGAGTGACTTGATTGCTTTGTGGAGGAAACTCAACACCATTCTTTTGTTGAGATCCTGCAGTCCTGATGGAACAAAGGTAACTGAATCTGTAGCAATCTTGATACCCTGAGATAGTGACATATCACCAATAGGACCAAGAACACCACCACGATAAAAACCTTTTGGATTGAAGAGATAATAATCTACAAATGTTCCGTATTCATATTCAAGAGCAGTTCCTTTCACAGCTTGAAGACTCAAACTATCTCTTGATTGACTTTCTAATTTCTGACGAACTTTTTTGATCTTAAGAGGATCAATGTAGCGAAGTTCTAAAATGCCTTTTTTTGGATTGTCTAAATCGATAACTTTGTGATAAAATAATCTTCCGTCAATATACCAGTTACGGACAATCTCGTGAGCTCTATTGTCAAAATTCAATAGTTTTTTGATGTGCTCAAATTCTTTACGAATCTTTGATTTTACAGCAGAACCAACATCTAAATTATCTAAGTTAATTTCCACTGGAGTATCGTTAGCGTCACTAACAACAAACTCATTTACCACTTCATCAACAGCACTATCAACTTCTGGATGAAGTGCCATATCACGATAACGACGAATTAATTCATACTCATTGCGAGCAGAATTATCAGTATCTACATACGTTCCAAAATAACCGCCTGCGGCAACCGCTATTGGTTCATCAGCAGAAGGAGGGACAGGGGATTGTCCCTTCTGTCCCTCCTTGCGATTGATTTGGAAGCCAAAAAGTTGACTCATGATTACTTATTCAAACTAACTGCTTCCAACTATTTATCAGACTACTGGAAGTGAAGAAACTCCCTGTCTGGTTCCTGCTTCAGCAGTGAAGTAAGAGTATTGGAACTCAACTGTGAATTCTTCAATCTGATCGTTGCTATCATAAGCAACATCAATTTGAGAAACGTTAGTTGGGAAGCAATACTTGAGCGAATATGCTCTGAGAATAGCACCCTCTGTGCTGGCATCCTTCTCTAGTTGCTTAACTCCAAGATCAGCCATATAGCCGTTGGAATTATTAGGAACAAATAGAGGAGCGGTGTTGCCCTCGTGAGTGTTGATGCTATTCGCCCACTGCTCGAAGAATGAGCGTAGTTTGAAATCCTTATCGTTGAAGAAGGTAGCAGTCCAAGTATCGAAGGTACGATCACCTGCGATCTTAACTGTTCTACCACGGAAAGGAACTTCGATAACACCTAGGTTTGAACCTGGGAGTGCTGCTGACTTACAAAGTAGATTTGTAAGGTTTTGATCTTCCGTTTGCTTAGCGAGAGTTGCTGGAAACTGAACATCGATCAGGAACATGTTGGGCTTCACGCCCTGACCGATAGTTTGTAGGAACTGACTTACGTTTGACGATGCCATTAGTGGTTACCTCTGTGATGTTTTTCTATATTACTAATTATCTACCAACGACTTCCGCAAAGGAAACGCCCGTTCTAGTTGCCGTTACGGTAACCGTTACGTAGTTGATCGAGCGGGTTGGCTTGAGGTAGAGTTCAGCCACAAACTCGTTTCTGTCAATGACTTCTGGAGTGTTGTTTGTTTCATCGCAAACAACGAGGAAGTCTGTTACACCTCTACGTGCTTGAATTTCTGATAGATATGAAGAAATTGCAGCAGTGAAGTTTGAACGAGTAGTGCTATCGTTTTGCTCGAAGAGTACTCCTTCAGCAAGTGCTTTTGCTCTTCTTTCAACAGTGAGGAACAAACGACGAACGTTGATTCTATCAAATGCTGATGGAGAAGCTAGAGCAGTCTTGTCACCAAAGAGAACAGGACCAGTTCCAGCAAGAGAAACGATTGGATTGATTCTATTGCTATAGAGTTCATCTCTTGCTGCTTTGTTTGGATTGAAAGCAAGTCTTACAACATTCTGAAGTCCGCCACGATTTGTTCCAGCAGGCGAGAACCAATCGTCCAGGATTGAAGAAGTTGAAACACATAGACCAGCAACATCACCGTTGCAACCGATATAACGATACTTGTCGTTAAAACGATCGTAAGTATATTTGATACCACTGTCTAGAACAACATAAGAACTAGAAGCAAAATTGCTGAAGAAAGCAACTGTATTAGCTAACTGAGTAGCAGCACTAATTGCAGCACCACCAGAAGTAGCAACTTGGTTTCCAACATGTGGTGAGAGGAAAGCAACGCAATCTTTTCTGCTATTTGCGATAGCAGCGACAGATCCTGCCTTAGCGATTGTATCTACTTCAGTGCTCATTGAACCACCCATTAGAACAAAGTCGATGCTTGTTTCTTCTGTGTCTAGGAATAGATCATATGCTGCACCAATTTCACCTGATGTATATGCATAATCATCAGCAGCACCACTTAGAGTGCCACCAGCAGTTGAAAGAATTCTTGCGAGAACTTTTGGAGAACCAGAAGTTGCTGCGTATGAAGCAGCAGTTCCACCAGAATCTTCACCTGAAGTTGTTTGCTCGCTTGAACCAAGTTCTGCGCCAGCATAGATGTAATCAGAGAACTGATTAATTGCTGCTCTCCAATAAAGTGAATTACCTTCTGGTGACTTAGCATCAGAGATCTTGGAGAGATATGTTAGACGCTCAATAACCGTGTTATCTCTTGTATCGATAACAGCAACATGAACCTCGTCATACGAAAGATAACGAGCTGCCGCCCATGCTGAAGTATTTGGACGTGGAGCGATTGCTTTGTAAGTTAGACCAGTTGATCCGATAGCAGTTGCATTCCAATCTGAATCAGACCAAGTAGCAATTGTGGCACCAGCAGTTACCGCTGGAGCAGCAGATCCCTTGACAATGGTGAAGTTGCTAGCATCAATTACGCTATAAACTTCGTGTCCTACAGAAGCACTGTCTGTCCAAGTTCCACCAACTGATAGACCATGAGTTGCTTTTGTGATCTTATAATCTGGTCCGCGATCAACAATTACTACTCTGTAATAGTTGCCTTCTGTTCCAGCGTAACGTGCTAGGAATTTTTCTGAAGTTACGCCAGCATCAAATGCTTCTTTGCTAGCAACTAGAACACCAGTTCCAGATTTGGTTGCGTTTAGAACTCCAGTTGCTGCACGAACTACTGCGAGTTGTCCGCCATAACGGAGAAATTCTGCAGCAACCAACCAATCAGCAGCATTTGCCTCAGCTGGTGTGCCGAACGTATCAATGAGTTCTCTTTCTGAAGTTACGTTTACAATTTTGCCTACTGGTCCAGTGCGAAATGCTGAAGCAAAAGCGCCACGAATAGCTACTGATCCTACAACAACGGCATTGGATAAATCACGCTCCTTAATAACAACACCAGGCGAGACTTGACTTGCCATTTTTTTACCTCTTAGATATCAAATTTATCTAAATCTATTTAGAAATTAGTAATGTTCAGAGGGGGAAACAATGCATGAACATTCTACCAGTCGGGATATGACCAAGTAGGGGGATCTTTTTTTCTTCCTTCGATAATTCTTTTGACAGTACATGCCTTACATTCGTATGAATATGCTGATGGAAATGGTCTTTTGTTTTTTCTGATCAAGTAGAAATCTGTGAGAAGGTCTTTCTCTTTACCACAGGTCCTACACCTTCTTTCTTTGAAGATAAGATGTTCTAAAGAAAACTGATCTTCTATGTTCATCAGTAGTTCCACATATAAGATACTTCTTCTTGAGTATTTCCATACTCCCATAGTGATCCATCGCCATCGACAAAACTATCATCCCCGAGACCATCATCAATAAATCCAAATGGCGCCATGTCTTGCTCAATTTGATTTCTCTGTTCTTCATAGATGCGACGACGAACATCTTGATCTGTCATCTCTTTGAAGTATTCCTGCATGACTAACCATGCAAAGAGAACCAGACACATCACAAGGTCATCATGGTATCCTTCGTCAGCTTCCCATGCCATCTTTTTCTGAATGAATGTGGTAAGCTCTTGTAGGATTTCAAAGTCACCA